CGGGCTGGTCATCCCCAACCGGACGGTGACGCTCCCGGCGACCATCGGCGCCATCACCATCATCCCGCTGGTCCCCGCCACCACGTTCGACGGGCTGGTCATCCCCAACCGGACGGTGACGCTCCCGGCGACCATCGGCGCCATCACCATCATCCCGCTGGTCCCCGTCACCTACGGCGACCCGGTGACCGGGCTCTGCACGTTCGACGTAGCCGCGGGCACCGTCAGCGGCGCCGTCATCGCGATCAGCGCATAAGGAGCGGTCATGGACGACGAGCAGGACTGGGTGACGATCATCCACCCGGAGACCGGCGGCACCGGGGAGGTCCACCGGTCTTCCCTCCCGCAGCATTACGCGTCGGGGTGGCGGCTGCTAGCCCCGGACGAGATACCGGACCCGGAGCCGGAGCCGGTACCGCCACCGATGACCAGGGCCGAGGCCACCGAGCCCGTGCCCGACGAAGAGTAGTCAGGAAGGGAAAACGCCGTGCCTCCGAGCCCTCTCAGCGCGACCGTAAGGTATGTTCCGCCGGGTACCCGGAAGATCTACTGGGTCACCACGATCGCCACCTACACGTCGCCCACCAGGGGTGAGCTGAACGCCGGGATCGACCTGTCCAACGAGATCGCCGACGTCACCGGGTTTACCGTCACGTCCGGCACGTCTGACACGCCGGACCTGTCGTCCCGGTTCGTCTCCCAGATCCCCGGGCAGATCACCGCCGCGTCCTCGTCGCTGATCTTCTACGCGTCGAACAACTCATCCGACGTGCGGACGGTGCTGCCCCGCGACACCACCGGGTACGTGGTGATGCTGTGGGAGGGCGACGTGACATCCCAGAAGATGGACATTTTCCCTGCGAAGGTCACCGCCAGCGCCCCCGACGGGAACATGCAGAACCCGGAGCGGATCAACGTGACGTTCTCGATCACGAAGATCCCGGCTGTCAACGTGGCGATCCCGTAGTGGGGTCCTATCTCGGGCGGGATGCGATCCTGAAGGCCGCCGTCCTGCGGACCGAGGACGTGCCGGTGCCAGAGTGGGGCGGGTCGGTGCTGGTCCGGGAGCTGCGGGGCCGCGAACGGGACGAGTGGGAAGCCAGCCTGGCAACGCAGAGAGGCCGGCAGATGGTCCCCGACGTCGCGAACATGCGCGCCAAGCTCGCCGCCCGGGTGATCGTAAACGAGGACCTTGAGCCCGTGTTCACCCAGGCCGACGTCGCCGCGCTCGGCGAGTTGTCCGCCGCCGCTTTGGACCGGGTGTTCGAGGTGGCATCCCGCCTGTCGGGCCTGCAGCCGGACGCCGTGGAAGAGATGGGAAAAGCCTCCGAGACCGCCCCGTAAGGCGGTTCTGCTTCGACCTGGCCCGGGAGGTCTTCCACTGCACGGTCGAAGAAATGCTCGAGCGGATCACTAGCGCCGAGCTGACCGAGTGGATGGCGTATTTCCGGCTCGAGGATGAGGACCGGCAGGCGGAGAAGGGGCGGCGGTTATGGCGGGCCTAGTTGACGCGGCGACGCAACTGGAGGCCCTAGCCTTCCGGCTGCGCCGCGCCGGGGACACGGAGCTGCTCCGGGAGGTCACCAAGGCGATGCGTGACGCGGTGGTCCCGGTGCAGGACGAGATCCGCGCCGGGCTGAAACCGAAGCTGCCGGACCGGTACGCGGCAGTCCTGGACGCCGACGTGCGGCTGGGACCAGCGTCCGCACGGCCGGGAGCGAGCCCGGCGTGTCCATCACCGGCACGCCCACCGGGAAGACACGGAAGCTCCGCTATCTCGACGCGGGCCGGCTCACCCACCCCGTCTTCGGCGACCGGGAGGTCTGGAGGACCCAGGAGGAACCGTCGGTGCAGCCGGGGTGGTTCACCGGGCCTGCTGAGGCAGCCGGGCCCCGGGTCCGCGCGGGGATCGAGAAGGCGCTGGAAGACGTCGCTAACCGCGCGGCCGGCGGGTGACCCGTTTCCGCCACGCCCACTCCCCCGGCTTGGATAGCCGCGGCCGGCGCCGGGGGAACCACAGCCGCTGCCGGATGAGCGGCCGCCACGTCCGCCGCCTGACCCTCATCAGCCGGTTGTGACGGCGTAGCCGGGCCCGTCGGCCAGGATCGGCCCGAACTGCCGGGCGGCGGTCTCCCACTTGTCGCGGAGCGCGTCGGTGGCGAACGTGGCGATGTCCACTGACTGGCCGTGCCACGTGGCGGTGCCTTCGTGGCTGGCGTACAGGGTGGGGCTGATCGCGGCGACCCCGGTGGCGCCGATCTTCGCGGCGACCTGCGCGACGGTGGGCGCGGCGGGGCTGACCCCGCTGCTGGCAGCGGACGTGCCGCCGCATCCGGCGAGGGCGAGCACGGCGAACGCCAGTGCGGCGATCCGGGTTCTGTTCATGGCTTCTCC